TTATCTAACATGTTACTCCTTTCATTATTAACTTTGGTTAATTCATAACAATGATTATGTCAATACATAAAAATAAAAAAAAATGTTCTACTTGCGTTCTTTCTGCTTTAGGTTTATACTACAAGAACATGACTAGAACGCTTACAGATCAACAAAAACGGTTCATTGAGTACTTTAGCCAAACAGGCAACGCTACTCAAAGCGCAATCAAGGCGGGGTATTCTGAAAAGACTGCTGAACAACAAGGATATGAGTTAAAAAACAAGCTATCTACCGAAATAGATGACGCTACTAGAAAACTATTATCTGGTGCTGTGCCTATGGCCATTGATAAACTTAAATCCTTAATATCAGAAGATAAGATAAGTCCTAGCGTAAAACTTGGTGCAATCAATTCATTACTAGATAGAACAGGATACCAAACGGTTCACAAAGTTGAAGATATTACAGGCAAGAAAACAGATCAGGAATTACAAGCTGAATTAAATCATCTTCTTTCAACTCTTGGCGTAATCGGCGGGGGTTCTGGCTCTTTAAATTAAATACCCTTTAATCCTCCATATTCTGCTTTAATCACACATATTGCTATATACATACACAATCCTACCTAAAGTACATGATCATCCATGTGCATAGCTTATTTGCTGGCTTTATGCTTGAAATAACGATCTAAGCACACACACACGCACATTCCTAGGCAATCTTGAAGCACATTGGCTTGTGTGATGTGGTCTTGGTACTATTAAAATAACATATGACCCATTCATTATTCACTTACAACACTATAGAGGACACAACACGACAGCAAATGTGTCAGACAGCTCCTTTTTTTGACCCCCACCCCCCAAAAATGTTTTTGTATCATAATTCAATGGATAAATCCGTGCAGTCATCGGTATTTTTTAATATTAACTAAAGTTAATAGGTTGAATATTGTTGTAAAATAGTTATTACTGCTTTATGTCTGGTGTAAAACCAATAAAAAAATTAGAAACAATATTACATTTTAAAAAAAATGATTATGTATATAGATATGTCTTGGTAGATAGATTTAAGCATACTGCTAATGTACACTATGGTTTTGATATTAATGCTAAAAGAACTGAAGAAGAAATATGGCAAATGTTAATTTCTAATAGAAAACTGCGAAGAAAATATATTTTGAAAAATGACAGTTGATTCGTTAGAACGTGCTATAGAAATAGCAAAAGAATTAGAACGCCGAAAAGCGACTAATAGGATGGATTATTATGAACCTTATGAATACCAAAAAAAATTTCATAATGATAAATCTACGCAAAGATTGTTGATGGCTGGAAATAGGGTAGGCAAGTCCTTTTGCGGGGCTATGGAAATGGCATACCATGTGACGGGTCAATACCCAACATGGTGGGAAGGCAAACGATTTAACAGACCAATTCGTGCTTGGGCTGGGGGAGTTTCTAACGAAACCACTAGGGATGTTTGTCAAAAAGAACTTGTCGGCCAGCCAGACGATCCTGCGGCTAAAGGAACTGGATCTATACCATTAAAATATATTGTGGATACAGTAAGAAAAGCTGGAGTACCTAATGCAATAAATTCTGTTATTATTAAACATGCAACAGGCGGTAATTCTAGACTTGGTTTTAAATCATACGATATGGGTAAAGAAAAATGGATGGGAGAAAGTTTAGACGTAATATGGTTAGATGAAGAACCGCCACAAGATATTTATTCTCAATCTTTAACACGTACAGCAGATAAAGGTGGAATTGTGTACATGACATTTACACCAGAAAGTGGAATGACAGAAACAGTAGCACAATTTATGAACAATTTAAAAAATGGTCAATCCTTAATAACAGCTGGATGGGATGATGCTCCACATATGACAAAAGAAATTAGAGATCAGATTTTACAAGCATTACCTCCACATGAAAGAAAAATGCGTGAAAAAGGAATACCTACATTAGGATCTGGACTTGTATTTCCAATTGTAGAAGAAGATATTATTTGTGATCCAATAGATATACCAGATCATTGGCCTAGAATATGTGGATTAGATTTTGGATGGGATCATCCTACTGCGGCTGTATGGATTGCTTGGGATAGAGATAGCGATACAGTTTATGTATATGATAGTTATTCATTAAGACAAGAAACTGTACCAGTACATGCTTCTGCTATAAGATCTAGAGGTAATTGGATACCAGTTATATGGCCAATGGATGGAAGACAAGCTGATAAAGGATCTGGAAAAAGTTTAACAGAACGATATAGAGCAGAAGGTGTTAATATGACAAGAGAACATTTTAGTAATCCAGCTGGTATGGGGCAAAAAGAAGGTTCTGGCGGAAATTCTGTAGAAGCTGGTGTAATGGAAATACTTACTAGATTTCAAACTAAAAGATTGAAAATATTTAAAAATCAAAGTAAACTATTAGAAGAATTAAGAATGTATCACCGTAAGGATGGTAAAATTGTACCAGCCCATGATGATGTTATATCTGCAATGAGATATTGCGTTATGTCATTAAGGAAAGCTAGAGTAAAAAATTACGAACCTTCGCAAATATATTCTGATTCAGAATTTAACGTGTTTGCATAATGCCAAAAGAAATGGAAATGAAATTAGCTAAACAAGCCCGTAAAAAAGGTTACGGGAAAAAACGTACAGACAAATACGTTTATGGTACTATGCAAAAAATGGGTATGTTAAAACCAAAAAAGAAAACAATAATATAGGAGTAAATAATGGGCGGAGTAGCAAGAATTATAAAATCAGTTGTTTCAAAACCAAAAGCACCTATTCAAGTTGTTCAACCACAAACAGAACCAAAAGCTGAACCAACACAAACAGCACAAGACATGGCTCAAACAAAAGCTAAATTAAAAGGTTCTGGATATGGAGGAAGTACAATTTTAACAAGTGCGGCTGGAGTAGAAGATGAAGCAAATGTCCAAAAAACTATTCTTGGTGGTGGTAGAAAGAAAAAAATCCAAGCATAGTGATTGAAGCAGTTACAGATTTAAAATGGCAAAAAGCTGTTTTTGATTACGTAAAACCAAAAGCACATATTAATTCTTCAGATGACAAATATTCATTTATAGGATTTATAGAAAATAAAAAAGTTATTGGTGGATTGTTATTTTCAGATTATGACGGTTATAATATTTTTGTACATTTGGCGTTGGAAAGTCCAAAAATCTGTCAAAGAAGATTTATAAAAATGATGTTTTCTTACTGTTTTAATCAATTAAAATGTAGTAGAATGACAGCTATGTGTGTTAATGGTTATGAAAGAAATGAAAGATTGTTAAAAGGCGTTGGATTTGTTAAAGAAGGTGTTATAAGAAAAATTATGAAAGTCAAAAATAATCATGTTGACGGTGCAATTTATGGAATTTTAAAGGAGGAATGTAAATGGGTTTAAAATCTACACCACAAATGCCGCCACCAGTAGATACATCTATCACAGATAAAACTGCTGAAGCAGAAGCTAAACTAGAAGCTGAAAAACAAAAAGCTATGAAAGTTGGTAGAAAAGGTATGTACGGTACAATTTTAACATCTTCAAAAGGTGTTGAAGATGAGGCAACTACTGGTAAAACATTACTAGGCGGAACTATCTCATAATGGCGACATACGAGTATATTAAAAAACGTGTTGATGCGTTAGCGTCTGATAGAGGAACGTGGGAAGTAAACTGGCAAGAAATACTTGACTATGTTATGCCACGTAAAGCAGATGTTGTTACGTTAAGAACAAAAGGTGAAAAACGTACAGAAGTTTTATTTGATAGTACAGCAATCACAGCTAATAATTTATTAGCGGCAAGTTTACAAGGAACACTTACATCGCCATCATTACAATGGTTTAATATTAGATTGCGTGATGATGAGTTAAATCAAAATCACGATATTCAATTATGGTTAGAAGACACAGCACGTAGAATGTACGATGTGTTTAACGAAAGTAATTTTAATACAGAAGTACATGAATTATATCTTGATCTTTGCTCAATAGGAACTGGTGCAATTTTTGTTGAAGAAAGAAATAATGGTTTTAAAGAAAATGGAATTCATTTTAATACATTACACATTGCAGAATATTATATTCAAGAAAATATTTCTGGTAA